GGCGTGGTTGAAACCCTCTACAACAAGGACAATATCCCCAAGAAGCTGCCCTGCGCCATCCTGATCCTCGATTCCGAGACAGGTAAGAATGGCACCTCCCGGCAGTATGTGGACACCGATATCGCCTGGACAGTCTTCCTGATCGTCAATGCCCAGAACCTCACCGATCCTGATTCTGAGCTTTATTCGCTCAAGGAGAAGTTCCGCTCTTTCTACCTCAAGCTGACGAACCGGGACCTGCCCAGTATTGAGTATTATACCAGCCGGATAGACGGCACCCGTCTGGTACGCATCGCCAAGATCGACCTGCTGAAAAGCGGCAGCGGAGCGGGCTCATGAAGGTAATGCGGATCGGTGCCCATAACCTGGCGATCAGCTCAGCCAGTGATCTCCTG